CGCAATTGATCAGCTACAGTGTGCAGCATAACTACGCCATCATCCAGTTTTTGTACTATCTTTGCTCCGAAGAATCCCAACACAGCCATGAGAACAGCAAAGAGGCCAGCAGCAATGGTTTCAAACATGATTCTTATCCAAGTTATTTTAGAATGGTGTCACTGTAGCATACAAGACACCATTCCGGAAGAGTATTTTTGGCCGGCTATGCTTTGTTACCCATCTTCTCAATGGTTCTAAGACCACCCAGACCTAGCATACCGATCAGGACAGGAAGCATTTCGGAGAGATCAGCAGGACTCAACGCTTCGACAGAGATACCAAGAAGCGTAAGACCTAGCTTAGAGATGGGCAAGCCTATCCAATTCCATGCGCAGGCTGCACCACAGATCCAGCCTATGGAAGGACGCCATCCGGCAACGAATACAGAAGTGCTTTTGGCTTCTTCCTTGTTGACTTCGATTTGCGCAAGCTCCCCTGATATCTGCAAACGCATAAGCTCCAGCTTGGCAGCGTCTCTTTGCGCGGGATCAGGCCACAGTTTGTCGATAATCTTGCTGCCAATGTCAAGTGCAGCAGTGATAGGATCAAGTGCCATCTTACGTTTCCTTTACCATGTCGGCAATAGTTTTGCCTTTTGTGTATTGCATATGAGCTGTCTCTCTTAGGGAGCCAGTCCAACGACCAGCCCATTCTAATCCTAAGGATTCACCGATTTCTCCGCACTGCTTATAGAGACTTGCGGAATTCCAAGCAGGCTTACCGCTTACTAGGGGCACAAAATCGAAGGCTCTTTTCCAGTTATGCCAAGACATCCCACCTCTAGCGTTTGTAACAATCTTGCCGGGAGTTGTTCTTCCCTGTGCATAGATAATGTTTTGTTCATGCATGCTCCTATACGTGCAGTAGATCAAAACATCAATACCAGCGGCTGCGCACTTAGCAAGAAATTGCTTTGCTAGTGCTTGTGTCTCAGGCTCCAAGTCTGCCAATTCTCTACTTGCCATTTTTATTCCTCTTTACCTTAATAGAAAACACGTGGCCACAGAGGCCAGAGAAGCGACCGGGACTGTCTAGGTTCCAGCCGAAGTTAGTCGCAATGGAGAATCGCTTGGTTATTGGATAAACTCGCCTGACTTGCCAAGCCTTAGGATCACCTTGGATGACAGCCAGTGGATACCTTCCGAAGTTGCAAGCAGAATTCCTTAGCAACCACAGAACCATTCCCCAGTATGTGTCATAGTCCTTGGGATGAAGAACAGTTTGCCACTCCTCTCCACCCCAGAGAGAATGATCATCCATCATGAACCAGTCTAGCCACCATGGTAAGCGTGGCTCTACTGCCCAACTGTTCTCAGTAGCACTTGGACCCAGCAGATTCTGTGCAAAGATAGGAAGCACAGGGGCGAGGATCTTTGCTAGGATCTTGAAGGGAATCGCTAGGAGAAGATAGAAAAAGTATTTCATTATGCTTGCCTCACAAGTGATGCAGAGAAAGAGCCAGCGGAAACGAACGGGTTGGTGGCCGTAACAGCAACTATCACACTCAAGAAGTCAGTTGTACCGTTCATATACACCAATGCTCCGACAGTAAGCTGTCCGTAAAAAATAATACTAGTCGAGGTATATGCCGCGATGTTTTGAGCAACAGTGTTTCCGTTCTTACTGATTATCACCTGACCAGCCGTTCCTGCCGCATTTGTATTCAGGGAAACATCAGCATTCACCTGATAATAGCCAGCCACTTGCGGAGTAAATTTGCCAGTAGCAGGATCATAAGCAGAGTCGGTGTCAAAATCTTCCGCGTCGAATAGGATCGTTGTTGCTGTACCGCTTGCAAAACTCTGTGTGGTGGTTCTCCTAGCTCTGAATGCCGGTCCATTGCCTGCCATCTGATAGGAGGCAAGTGCCTTGATCGTCTTCGCCGTGCTGTCTATTTGCAGCGCGTCTTCCGCTGCGTTGCCGATACTAACTTTAGTGCCGTCGGCACTAGCTGAGAATTTTGCGGTCATTATGCTGCCCTCACGAGTGCGCCAGAGAACTGACTGGATTGTAAGTTGGGTGCCAGAACTGGGGATACCGCGCCGGCGTTGGCGATCGCCGCCAAATCAACATAGTCAGTGCTTCCGTTAAGATAGACAACGCAAGCCACGTTGTTAATGGAGCCGCTCGTCCCGCCAGACGTTATTCCACTAGCGTATCCCTCAAATGCCGTGTTGCTTCCATTCTTACGAACTACAACACTTGCCGATGTCAGATTACTAGTTGCATTGATGTTAATGTTCCCGGTAATCAGATAGTAACCGGCCACTTGCGGAGTAAAGCGTCCTGTTGATGGTTCATAAGCAGCCGTGGTATCAAAGACCTCTGACATCAAGGCAACGGACCAAGTGTTTGCTACTATGCTTTGGGTGGCTGTAAGAACAGCCTTAAATGCTGGCACCTTGTTCTCCGGAAAGCTCACCTTGCCCGCAGCATCCACCGTCATAACGTCCTGCGTAGTAGCTCCCGCATTACCACGAGCTAGTTTCATTGTGCCGTTGTCGGCGCTAGCATCTAGGACGAAGTTATTAGCAGCAGTGTTGGAGAGACCTAGTTGCTGCCTAATTGTTTTAAGTAGAGACATTATGCTTTCCTCGCAAGATAAGCTGAGAAGTGGGTAAGGCCGGCGCCATCATATACTATGGTACCGTTCACGTAGCACCACAACTCAAGATAATCTGTAGTTCCGTTCATATAGACCAGCCCAGAAACTCCAGATATTCCTTGAGGTGCTCCTGATCCGTATAACTCGATAGCACCATTCTTATATATAAACGAATAGGCTGCACCTGAAATCGTAGACATATAGGCAATGCCATTTACCTGATAGAATCCAGCCACATTAGGCGTGAACCTATCATTGGTAAGATCAAAGCAATTATCCGTGTCATAGTCCTCTACATCCATAGTCACTTTTGTAGCTGTGTTGGCACTTATGGCTTGCTGTGCTGTCTTTCTTGCGATGAAAGCCGGCCCAGTACCCGCAACACCAGCAGCAAGAGCTGCTTGGTTAACAGGGGCTGCTGCGGCTTTAGAGACTCCAGTGTCCCCAGAAATGGTTGTAGGCATTATATAATACTCCAAGCTGAACCGTCAGCGACAGTAACGGTATATCCATCATCAACAGTAATAGGACCAGCACTCATTCCATTACTACCAGCAGGCAAAGTAAGATCTTCTGCAATATTCGTGTTGTTATAGAAGATAGCTTTGTTAGCTACAGTGCCAAGCATTTGACCACCAGAAGGAACCCATGAAGCATCCTTTCTAGCGTAGGTAGTACCATCAATAGGAGCTTCTGAGATACCACCACCAGCTGCTGCGAGAGCTTGGCTAGACTTCGTACCAAGGATCTTGCTGTAGCTAACGATATCCCAGTTAGAACTCTTATATTCAATGATGATCTCACCAATGAAGCAGAACTCAGGAACAGTACCAGCAAGTTGCCCAAGATTAACAGAAGCAGAGGTAAGAGCTTTGATTGTTCCCAGAGTAGTGCTGACTTGCTGAGGTTGAATGAAGAGGATACGATTCTTCTGAGCAGTAGCATCATCAACAACAGGAATAGCGAGAACGAAGATCTTTCCATATTCTTTGTTATTGAATAGAGTCTGTCCCCAAGTACCACCACTAACAGAGTTCCAGTATGGGCGATTAGTGCTAAGAGCAATGATTTCAGTCTGATTCTGCAAGACGTCAGCAGGCTGTGTGGAGCCGCTTAGCTGAAGCCTAGTGTAGTCATTCGTGGTAATAGCCGCGATGGTAGTGGCAATGTCTTCATCATTGATAACACCACCAGAGACAAGAGGTCTGCGATTAGCAGCTGTCGTGGAATTGAGCACAATACCCGACATGTCAAGACCAGAACTGAGATACGTTCCAATGACAGCGTGGAGTTCCTTGTGAGCCTCTGGGTCCATTAGACCATGGCACTCACGAATAGCAATAGTGATACCAGAGTCTACGTAGACAGTAGCGATCTGCAAGTCCTTGAAGGACCACGGAGTAGTACTCCAATCAACTACTCCACCAGTCTGGTACAAGAAGAAGAGGCCATCACCTGTGGCGTGTGCAGGAGACTCCCAGCCATTAGCAAAGTTATTGGCGACACTATCCACGACCGCCTGCCCATTTGCAGTGATCGTGATCTTCCTAGTAGTAGGATTGTACGTCATCCCGACAGTAGCGGGAGTTAGGAAGCCAGTGCTAAGAACAGTAGCGTCTAGGCCGTTAGTACCATTTGTTCCATTAGTACCTGCTGCACCAGTAGCTCCTGTGGGACCGGTAGCTCCTGTAGCTCCTGTATCGCCTGTATCCCCTTTGTCCCCTTTAATACCTTGAGGACCTTGAGGACCTTGTATTCCCTGTGGACCAGTATCTCCAGTATCACCCTTAATACCTTGAATACCCTGAATACCTTGAGGACCCGTAGCACCAGTAGCACCAGTAGGACCATCTGCACCAGTAGGACCAGTATCTCCTGTATCCCCTTTAATACCTTGTATGCCTTGAGGTCCTTGTGGACCTTGTATTCCTTGAGGACCTTGAGCACCATCGACACCATCTAAGCCGTTAGCACCGTCAGCACCCGCGGGGCCAGTAGGACCAGTAGCGCCTTGTATTCCTTGAGGACCAGCAGGTCCAGTAGCGCCTGTGGCTCCAGTAGCTCCGGGGGCGCCATCAGCTCCAGCTGCACCAGTAGCTCCTGTGGGTCCTACAAGCGACAAAAGCCAAGCGGCTTCGTCACCAACGAAACCCTCAGCAACTGCCACTTCATAAGCAGAAGGACCTTCCGGCCCAGTAGCACCAGCAGGCCCAGTATCTCCTGTCGGGCCTTGAGGACCTTGTGGTCCAGTGCTTCCACTACTGGGTAATATTCTTGGAGTAAATGCAGACATGGTCAATCCTTAGGGTTGAGACTGGTCACGAACGAAGGCATCATAGAATTCACGAGCCATTGCGTTGTGTGCGCCCATACTCTGTTCGTCACCGATAAGCTGGAAGATGCGCGAAGCTGCCTTGTCAATCACGCAGGCGTCAGCAACATCAAGGAACCAATAGGTATCAGTTCCAGTCAGTGTAGGAGGAGCTTGGAGAAAAGCAACATTCAGCGTAGAAGCTGGAGTGCTGAGGACGTAGTTCAATTCCTGGCCGATCAGGTAATAGACGTCCTTCTGTGTAGCGTGTCCGGGAGTGAAGAGCTTATCCGCACCAATCTTCGTGAGATAGCCAAGAGCGCCTGGCTTATTGATGTAGATGAAACGGCGTAGTCTGGGGCATGGGGTTGCGATATTCACCGTACCGCCGTAGCTATTGGCAGTGATAGCAACAGAGGCTTCTTTCTTGTCTTGGTCGAATTCACCTTTGAGACAATAGAAAGAGATAGCAGCGTTAACAGCCCGCTGCGTCTCTACCAACTTATCAGGCCGCTTCGTGATATCAAGGACAGCCTGTACGACCTGAGAGAAGTTCATTGTGGTTCCTTACTGTTATTCGATGGGTTGCAGGCGACCTGCATCGACGAGAGCTTCGCAGAGATTCTGCTCCACCTGCGTAGTTGCGACGTAGATACCGTTGGCGTTCGGCCGCAGAATACCACCACTCCATTGATAACCACGTTGGGAACCGTCGGCCGCCATATACTTCTGAACAGGAGTCTTCTGTTCGTCAGCGTTCGGAATTGGATCAGCCGCAGGAAGCTCGTCCTTCATGGAAGCAGCAGTAGCGGCAAGCTTTTCAGCAAGAGTAGTCATGATGTTCTTTCTGTAGATGTAAAAAAGCCTCTCAGCCGTATTAGGTACTGAGAGGCAAGACACTGCTCACCAGTGTTAGGCTGCTGCAGTCAGGCCCGTGATGTAGGCGCAGCTGTAAGGATTGATCAGTTCGACAGCGAGTTCCGTAGTAAGCGAACCGCCGACACCGTCAATACCGCTTTCGAGGATCTTGCCGTTGGAACCGTACTCTTCGGCCTTAGTATCACGGCCTTCCAAGTAAGCCAGCTTGAGAGCAGGCATGTCCATGACAAGAGCAGAACCAGCTTGGCCCAGACCGTTCATCAGAGGATGCTCGATGAGATTAATCGAACCCTTGTAGAACTTGAACTTGGTGAAGTTCATGCCGAAGCTCGTCTCATTCGTGGTGAGCTGGACTTGGCCGGACTTGACACCGATCGCATTCAGAACACGGATGGCTTGAGCGTCGCCGAACAGAGTACGCTCCTTCGGATTGGCCATGTCGGTGCTGTAGGCGAAGGCAGGTTCCAGAAGAGCAACCAGCTGATCGTACGTCGTGGTAGAAGCAGCGGCGTTCGTATTGCCCGGCGCATACTGTTCCATCGCGTCGATAACGCCTTGGGTAGCATGAAGCGGCTGACCACCAGGACCGACTGCCGGAGCGACTGGCTGGCCCCAGATAATAGCCGACTCGATATCAGTAGCGTGGAACATCGAGCAATCCTTGCGGGATTCTGCCACGTTGCTGTAGCCCAGCTCCGACATAGAAGCACGAGCAGTATCAGTCAGGCCCCACGCATTACGGAAGATCTGCGTGTAGTTCGGGATGTAGGTAGTAGCCAGCATCCGCGCGGTCGGGCGAACAGAACCTTCTTCGAAAGCCGTACCGACTTGGAAGACAACAGCATTGTCAGCGATGACAGCTTGAGCAGCAGTACGACCGAAGCCACGCTTGACAGTGATGTTAGTAGCGTCGACGATAGCCGTAACACGCACGTTCTCACGAACTGACGGGAAGAAGAGGACCATGCCCGGCGTCATACCGGCACTGGAAGCCACTTCGAGGTTGGTAGTAGCATCAGAGGCGATAGCCGTGGTGATCGTGGTCTTGATGAACGTCATCGTCTTGCTGAAGTAGCCGTGCTGCGTGGACTTGGCAGTAGACTTGCCAGTCTGCGAAGTCAGAGCGAACATAGGCGCCGAGCCATTCGGAAACAGTCGCAGGATAGTACCCGCGAAAGATTTCATGTTCAGTTCAGCAGGGTTCTGGCTGATGTTGAAGATACCGGAGAGGAGAGACATGGTGGTTCCTTGTAGAAGTTGGAGAGAAGGTTACGCCGAAAGATACTTCATCCAGTCCCTTTCACCTTCAGGCGCCGGCTTAGCTGGGGCTTTCGGATTAAGAGCACTGGCGATGTCAGTCATGTACTGCTTAGCAGAAGCTGCGATCTCTTGAGGAGGCGCATCAGGATTTGCCTTAGCAAACTGCTCTGCAACGCGGATGAGTTCCTGACGAATTACTGGATGATCGAAGTTAGGAGCATCGGAGAGAGCCTGAGTAGTAAGCTCGCCACGAACACCGGACTTCAGTTGCTTGTTGTTGTATTCCGCACTGTTCTTTACGAACGTGTCAGTTAAGGCGGTTCCGTGACTTAATGCTGCCTTATAAGCATTCTGAGAAGTGGCTTGAATCACACCTAGGAGAGCCTTAACATCACCCTTGAGAGCATTCTCCATCAGTTCAGGAGAAATCTCCTTAGTAAAGTCCATCTTACTGGCAACATCATTGACCAGTTTAGGATCAAGTGCAAAATCTGGGGCTTGTATTCCTGAGTTCTTAGCCGCATTATCGAACATTTTGGCGTAAGCATCGAGAGGATTTTCAGGCATAGTATTGGTGCCTGGCATTTTGCCAGCAGCATCGGTAGTAGCCGGAGAAGCGCTAAGACCTTCAGCTGGCTTGTTGTCACCTGTAGCAGGAGCAGCAGGTTCAGCAGGAGTGGCGGGTTTGGCGGCGAAGAGATCAAAGATGGACATGGCAGTTCCTTAGGTGGAGGGTTTGATGGACAACAGGGTTGAATATACTGCAAGTTTGCCAGATACGAAGTGATGCCTGTTAGCGATACTCGTCTCCGACATGTCGAGAACATTGAGAGACAACAACTCCGAAGCGTCATTGACTCCCATTATCCTCAGGTACTTCTGCACTACAGGTGAAGCAAAGACCTTGATAATCTCAAGCTCTTCTGGAGTCGACAAGACCTCCGGTACTACGATGGTTGAAATTGCGGACATGATGGTTTCTCCTATTTACGACAAAAACTATTCTTCCATTGCTTCTTCTGCTGGACCTTGCTTGGCAACTGCCGCAGCCTGAGCGTCTTGCATGAGAACTTGCTGTCTGTTCTGCATAGCAGCTTCCTGGTTTGGCAGATACTCTTCCAGTCCTCTTACGCCCATGAGCTGAGCAAGATGCCCAAAGATACCAGGCAATGCTGGCCCATAGTACTGACCAAGGATAGGAGACTGAGTGATGAACTGCATCATCTGGTTCAGAGCTTCTGTGCCAGCAAGCTTAGATTTAGGCGTGTAGCCATCAGCCAGACGGAAAGCAAGAACAGCCTTTCTAATCTCGTCCATCTTGACCTGGATCAGCGCACCAGTCTTTTGCGAGAGTAGCTGGACATCTTGGCCGTATTGGAAGATATTGAGTTTAAGGATCTCTTTGAGAGGAACGAATACCTGGTACTCAAGTGTGAGCGCAGGCATACGGAGCCTAGCATCAGAGTTCCCCATCGTATCATTCCATTCTTGGACACTCTTATTACCCTTCTGGAACTGTCCTTGCATAGGCGAGTTGAGGCCACTAAGGTCCTTTGACATGCCAATGATCGTAACAGCATCTTGAAGCGTAGATTCTGTACCGCGAGCGTCGAAGGGGATTTGATGGTAAGCATCGGCGATGGTCTTGTTGTCCAGCCTGTTAGACTTGACTGGGATTTTAGGAGCAGGAACAGGAGCGTTGATATCAGTACTGGAGATGAGATCAGGATCGTAGAGAGCACGATCACTAACTGCTCTTCTTGCCGCATTGAAGCGAATGTTAAAGAGAGTCTTTGCAGCTTCCTGGAAAGGAATGTTGGCTTCTGCGATAGACTGCGTTTGATAGCCCAGACCATCTTCAAGAGGCTGACCGAAGAGGATTGGGAGCATGTCGTAAGCAGAGATCACACGCTTTGCGTAGACTAGGACTTGCTGATTGACGACGATGAACTTCCAGATCTGCGGAGTCTTAGGCATCGGAACAGACATTTGGAAGTCTGCTGGGATGATACGCGCGTAGAAGCGAATGATCTCGAAGTTATCATCTCCGATGGTCTCAGTAGACGACTTCCCAGTGATATACCGACCCCAGTCCATGCCAGTAGTTGGCTTCTTGCTGGTCACGTACTGAGATACTTGCGGGTGCAGGCGGAATGCGCTGTCGTTAACAGTCGAGGCGAGAGCTTCTCTTACGTTGAAAGCTTCGTTGTCATTGCTCAGCTTATTCAGCAGGCGCTTCAGTTTGGTGCGGGAGATGATGTCGATATAGCCAGCATAGTCACCTTCAACTGCTACATCACCAGGAGAGACTGTCATGTCCCAGAAGGTATTGTACATGTCGAGACGCTTGAGCTTCGTGAAGGACTTGTTATCTTTCTGGACCTTCTGCGTGCCAGGTTCGAGCATGGTGTCAGCCAGAGCATATTGCTCAACAGCTGACCAGTCGGCTTCAAGAGCCGAGATGTTGTATTTGACGCCGTCTTGGAAGAACAGGAGAAGTTGACGAGCATAACCACCGAGAGTGGCATGGTCATCTAGGAGAACTTCCAGCTGCTCAGCTTGGGCCTTGTTCGTCGGATTGGAGACGACAGGAAACATCGGATAGCCGGAAAGGAACACATCGGCTAAGTAGGCGACCATACTACCCACCTGAGAGACGACAACAGGAGGAGTAGTAGAAGGCATGTTCACCACGCCAACAGGTTGTGTAGCAGCATCAATCCCTTCGCCACTAACAATACCAGTAACAGGATCAACGTTGGAGATATATCTTGCATAGGCCTGATCAATGACCTCCATCTTGTTCGCATAATCAGTATGCTTGCTGTGCTCAGTGAGCATTCTGGAGAGATAGTCCTGGACGAACTGCTGAGATTCCTTAGAGGGAATAATCAGACTGGTGGGTTTGGGGGCCATTATGAATTTCCTTTTTGCCGAAGGCGGTTAGAAGATGTTGTTTGGAATGACAGCACACTTGGTCATGTCAATCGTCTTGAGAGAAGATGGTAGGAGGAGATGCCAGTAATCTCTTCTTATATCTTCCCCATAAGCAATAGCGTCAAGCAGGTCATCCTTGTTCTTTGGGTGGCCAATCTTATACAGAGAGGCTTGCCATGTGTAGTCTCTGCGTACAGATGCGTTATGAATAACATAGCTGCCATTGTATAGAGCTTGAACGAATAAGCGTATGCGTGTCTCTTTCGTGCGTCCGTGTGGCTTCAGTTCTACGACTATGACATCCTTTAAGCCGAAATGCTTGATCCAATGTTCTAGCCAGAACTTGAGAGTCTGCTGATAGGCGACACTTTCTACGCCAATAACAGAGACTTGCCAAGTAATAGCCATAGCCAAAGACCTGCGTATAAGCTCCGATGGGTCCATAATACCCTTTTCGGCCTCTACTACAAATGCTTTGTTCTCGTACTTTACGTGAGCAGCAATGACGTTATCATCACTCTCTTCACGATATCCAGCCGGGTCGATGGTTAGATAAGCTCCATCATGGTTCAGGAGATCTACATCATCTTCGATTGGTGATGGTGGAATTGGGTGTGGTAGAATAGATCTTGCTTGAGAACGGGGATCATTCATGACTTCAGCAAACCAAATGTGAGCTAGTCCAAGCGCCTCATCATGGTAGTAGGAATCCATGAGTTCTTCAAGCGAGAAGAGCGCAGGCCACAATGGGGTTGTATCAGCTAGAATGGCACCTGTGATCATTGAGATCCACTGCGGGTGTTTCTTAAACTTGTTCAGTATACACATCTCGCTGTACATATTACCAACGTAGATGATCAGACGATTCCCGAAAGGAGCAATCGCCTTGAAGATAGTACCTGTTAATTCCGAGAGAAGCTTGTGGGATTCTGCTGGGCTTTCGTCATTCTTGCGGGTCTGTACGTCGTCGCAAAAGATGATATCTGGCCGTTCATTCTGCAGGTTAAGACCACGGATACCACTGGACCACCCACGCGCAACGATAGTAACTGCTCTTGCGTGGAAGGCAGCTTTCTTGGTATCAGCGCTGTCAATGGCGAGTGATTCATTCCAGTTCCCATAGATACTCTTTATGTTAGGAGAGCATAGAATGTCATGGATGTCAGCAAGAATGTTTTCAGCAAGATCCTCATTGCTACAGACGATAAGGATGAAGCTAGCTTTGTCATAGACAATAAACCAGCAGATTAGGATCTTGATGAAAGTAGTCTTTGCATGGCCGCGCGGAAGCCCCAACGCAAAGCGCAGGAGCTTGTTCAGATCAGCATCGGAACGCTTCGTGAGCATGTTCCAGATAGCTATGTAGAAAAGAGGAAGCGCGAAACGACAGACTGTTGGAATACACAGAGAAGCAAAGAAGTTAATGTCAGTCCTTCCACGCTCATGCGCTTCTAGGATACTGACATTGACACTCTCTACTGGCCGTTCAACTACTTCGTCTTGCATTTCTTGCATAGATGCTTTCTACTAAATAGGGTGGCCCAGCCGGCGGTTTCCTGCTGCGAGGGGGTGCCGTTAGGAGGGGACGGCTAGCAGGTGGTCATTCCGGCGGCCGGGCCATTGAGCTTCTAGCCAGCGTTAGGCTGCGGCGTAGGCGTATTCGGTTGTGAGGGCTTCAAGAGGAGGGCCAGAGCTCTCTTCTGTAAGATCAGGAAGGCTTGCTTGGACATAATCGGGCTCCTTATTGGAGAGTTTTGCGAAAAGATTAGTAACTGCGTCAGAAGAAAGGGGTGCGAGAGTCTGATTGTTGATTGCAATCACCTCTTTGTCACTGTTGAGGACAATCTCTGGTACTGCGTGCGTAGGAAGCATGAGCTGCACGATGTTTTGATTTACAATCACACCTGCGTGCACAGGATTGATGCGAGCAGCAGCCTTATCTTGGCGTTCAACGACGATCCTAAGGGCTGCAGCAGCGTCTTTCATCTCCACATTTGGCACTTGAGAGATAATATGGTCCAAGAGAGCGTGTTCAGCACTCAGATACTTGGCAGCAATAGCCAGTTTCTCCACATCTTCCTTGTCATGGGCCAGTTTCTTATCTGCGTAGACGAGTTTGAAGTCCTCAGTAGCGATAATCTGAGCAATGCGAGAAGGTGAGACGTTCACGATAGACGACACTTGCACCTGGTTGAGGCCAGAAGCTAGGAGAGTGGCGATTCTATTGATCTGTGTGGTAGTAGAGAAGGACATTTCTTTATTCTCCCAACTGAAAAGCGGAGTTGTTCTGTAGATGGCTGGATTATAGGGGTATATGGGGAAGCGCGGAAGGTAATTTTGGGAGGGCTGTTCCTTGTTGGGCTTATTAAGAAAGCACTATTAGTATATGGGGGGTATATTGGAAAAAGTTTAGGATTATTTGAGAGGAGGCTTTGATACGCCAGGCCCCACCAGAAGTCAAAAAAAGCCCCTAGGGGGGTCTGTTTCTACGCTTTTCTTCTACTAGGATTGACCTAGAAGGCTACACAACGCCATTCAGAGGCACGTCCAGCATTGCGCTGGTATGTATATAGCCATTGACTAGGGATAAGAGCATAGCGCCCTTCTTCTATTCTTCTACAATCATGGAAGCAATAGGCAATAAAAAACCCTGCGTTGAGCAGGGTTTGTTGTGTGCCTTGCGGCAATGCTATTACATGTCGTCGAGAGGATCGCCACCAGTCGCGGCTTCTTCCAAGGCGGTGAGAGGCTTGGCGAAGCGGTCAGCTTGTGCAGCAGTCAGCTTGCCCGCGAAGTCAGCCAGATAGACAAGGAATTTACCCTTCTTTTCTTCACTCTGCAACGAGAGGCCAGTGCGGTTCGCGGCCAGCGAATAGACTGCCGCTTGCACACTCTCCTTCTTGCCAGTAGTAGCAAGCCAAGCCTTGAACGCGGCCAGCATTTCCCGGACTGCCGCCAGAGCATCACCCCGATTAGCGGTATTGCTTTCCAGAAGCTGTTCAAGCGTGGTAGCGATGGACTGGCCGTCTTTCAGGGTAGCCGTGCCGCTAACCAGCTTGTTGCGGGCTTGTGCCTTGACTGCTGCTAGCACTGCGTCAAAAGCATACTGCATTTTGCTGTCGGTATAGACGGGAAAGCCTTCTTCGTCGGTTTCCTTGACTTCTGCGGTGATACCGAAATCTTCCAGCGTAGGATAGAAGATTTCGACTTCGCCTTGCTTGACATACTGCGGACGACCGGCGACTTCTTCTTTCTTGCTAACTTCCATTTTGAACGATTTCATTCTAGTAACTCCTAGTAGGTTTTGGGATTAGTTCCGGTTGGAACAGTTCCCACTCTACAGAAGTGGGGTGAGCGTGTCAAGCACTTTTTCAACTTTCTTCTATTCTTTTTTGTTCCTTCTACAGCATTCATTCTGCATATGCAGTCTGACTATGCAGTTTGACTATGCATTTTGAATATTGAGATTCTGCGCGCCGCCCTGTCCCAGGAGGTTACAGAATAAACTTGGCCGTAGAATCCCAAAATCGGGGAGGGGGGTAGGGATACACACTCATTATATCCTTCGGGGTACAAATGGGGGTGGTGTCGGTCGGGCAAACCCCCAAAATGCCTTATTCTGAGCCTATGTTATTATACGATCAATGCGCGCAGTATCGAGAGAAGTATATACTACTCCATTAGTTTTTTATTTTAAAATTTGCTATAGGCCTATTTATGGACATTACTATTAAGATTATAGAGCACACTTTCAAACACTATTCATAGAATAACGCTGTTCGCTTAATACCGCTTCGCGCTTAATACTTATGTCTCCGAATACTGCAAATTTGCCCCTTGACCGCCCGACCCGTACCCCGTACAATGCCCCAAGGTATCAATGTGTCCATATCTCTACCTACCCCTTCCATTTTATAGAAAGAATTGACATGTATAATAGAGTTGCTTGTATCGAAGCTATCAAAGAGCATATGCAGACTTCCCAATTGCTATTGGCAGATGAGATTGATTCTAACCTTGGCATCATTATGCACCGTGCAGCCAAGCTCAAGGATGGTGAAAGCACTAAGCCTTACATAGGTTATATTGTCCATCGGGATAATGCACAAGAGTACGAATATACCTACACTGCCCCGCCTGCTCTTGAAACTAGCAACAAGGAAGAAGAACAGAAAGAGAGTGGCTACTATTCTACAAAGAGCACAGAATCCTACACGATGACCTTGCATGGCACCCAGCTTCCGCATACTATCTCAACAAATGAAGTGAAGCTCATATCATATGCACAGGCTGTTGCATACGTTTCAGGTATGCTCTACGCTCTGCTTCCTAGTCACATGGGTAAAGAAGAGAAGCGTGCAGCAGCAGAGAGTATTATCATGGATATCTTAACGGATCACAACAAGGTATTCCAGAGCGCAAACAAGATATTATTCTGCGTTGAGGATGATCTGTACATGGCAAAAACTCTAAGCTGCTTCAAGCTGCTAGACCCCTACGGTGTAGTAACTAAGCATCCTCATATCCTACCAATCCTCTGCAATGATCTGAGATACTGCACTGTATTGACACATAAGGATTGCTTCGCATAATACAGCAAATTCATGCATCTGGAATTTTTCCATGCCCCGATTTCGCCAAGTGATTGATTTTCAAGCATTTTTCGGCAATGCTTGACTTTTGCCGCTTCCCTATGGTAAAATCGGGGTTACTAGCTGGCATTCTGCTAGTATCTTCTAAACGCAGTATCTTCTAAAGGCCTTTATATTATGTCTAGATCATCAGTAGCTACTATGCTGCATCTGACTAAGCAGACATTCTCTGTTTGCCCCGTTAGCGGCATTCCTTATGTTGTCTCTTTCCCTAATCTTGGGATTGACTTCACGCATAAGTCACCCTTCGCTTCTCTTTCCAATGTAGAAGCTATGGCTAAACTCCCATTCGCTACGCTAAAGACTCTCCCCAAGGTTACACTTGCTGGCATAGTCTTAGCCTATATGCGCTTCACTAATCTCTGCGAAACGCATAACATCAAGAGTATAGACTGCAACATCGCCTTGCAGCTCTGCACAACATACTCGCTTGTGTCTACTATCAAGCACATCAAAGAGATTCCTTCCCGTAAGTTAGTAGCCATGCCTAAGCTGGCATTTGCTTCCATGCTTCAGCTTGTGGAACATTCTTCTACGCAAGACATGCTGAAGGATTGGCTCAAGGCTTGCAATGCTATCCTGCATCCGGTAGCAGAAGAAGATGTGGAAATAGAAGAACTTACCATCTCCACTAATGCGCCGGTTGCTAAGAAGCCCAAGAATATCTCAGTAGATGATAAGAAGGCACTTAAAGCCAACATCGCTATAGTCTGCAAAGATCCTCTCTGCGGTGTTAAGCTTGCTACTGTGTTGAATTATATCAGCGAAGGCATGACAATCATCACAATGGATTCTAGCATGCGCTCTAAGCTGATCGACAAGCTGGCGCTGTTCGATTCTCCTAATGCTGACAGTATCATCAACACGTTGAAGAAGTATAGCGACGTGCTAGACGATGACTTCATGGACCGGGCAATGGATGATTCTTCTATTGTCAAAGCTAAGCCTACTCTCTCAGAGATTCTGGCAGCAAGAAGACTTATACCTGCTGTTGGTACAATGAGCTAATCTTCACAACATAGAAAGAGGTAATATCATGGCTTTTCGGCAAACATTCGGCGTTACTGGACACAGTGACATTATCAAAGCTGTCCTTGATGTGCGCACCATTTACGATATTGATCTGAACAATCGGTATCTTAACTTCAAGGGCAGGGACTACATTCTGCACTGTGATAATCATGTACGGCAGACTCTCAAGAATGAAGGATCTGCTTACTGTATCGTATCTTATCAAGAGCGTACTACTGGACTGTACGCTATGGCAAGACTTCACCGCTCTCCTTCTCCTTCTTCCAAGAAGTAATCTTCTATTTCTCTCTAAAGGCTAATATCATGAACAACACATACGCAGACTTCCTTCTTCAACTGATTGAGCAACTCTTTGCAGAAGATGAAATAAGACAAGGGAATCTTTGCTATCTCTGCAACACGCTTAATAGCCCAATGATTACTTCTGTTATCCCCTCCCCTAATCGCTGGAAGGAATGCAATGCAGAGTATATCAAGATGTTGCGGGCCAGTATCCAACGTCTGCTGGACAAGGAATACAAGGCGCAGATAAAAGAAGCTCGTGAGAGCACCAGTAACTACTGGCCATCAAAGATTCTTACTCTCAAGAATATCCTCGGCAGGCGGTATCCTGATACTACTAACCTTGGTAGACGAGTGGAGTGGCTTCAAGACTTGGCTAAGTATCACAAGGCAAGAGGTACTTCTCGCACCCACCGTGAAACCCGTAACTGGCTCCATACCTAAAGGAATATTAAGATGAACCGCAAAGAAAGACGCATGATTGCATTCGGCCACTTCTCTCCTCAACGCTGGATGTACAATGACAACACTCGTACTATGTTGTCAATGGATAAGGATCAGGTTGATGCCTTCTGGGAATCTTTTGAAGGCTCTTGGACTGTCGACGAATTCAATACCTTGTGGAATGACAATCCTCATACTTGCTTGGCGTTTGAATTCGATAATGATAATCGTCGGCCGGAAGATGGGCACATCTATCCTATTCTGTAACGAGTAACTTCCTGCTGTGCTTTCCCATATACAATGGAGAGTACAGCCTGAGCTTAGCTCAATACAATCTCTAACCTAAAGGAACATTAAATCATGACTTCTAGAATTGACCAATACGCTGAGATCTTCGAAATGCTTCTGCTTGCTCGTAAGACCCTCAAGTATCCTTCTATTCGCTTCACGTCAGCAGAAGGAACTAAGGTCGCCTTCACCTTGGCATCTAAGGGCTACATCGCTGTTAAACTGGACAGTGTGTATCAAGGCAAGATTGTCAATAAAGATTCTGATCTGATCTTCTACCCCAAGGGTGAAGAAGCATTGAAGAAAGAGATTGAAACCTTTGCCTCCTTCCCCAAGTACAATACTAAACTGCATGGGCAGAAGTATGGCAGCTGCTGCTTCTGTGGTAGGGAACTGGTAGAGAAGGCTTCTGTTTTCTATGGCTATGGTCCTATCTGTGCAGAGAACTTCGGCTTGCCTCATGATCTGAGCGAAGAACAGATTAAGAAGAGCAAAGAAGAAGCTGAACTTGCTGGCCTTGATGACCCCGACTTCTGATTTACAACTCCAAATACAACTGAAAGAATAAAATGACCTCTCTTAAAGACATTCTGGCTGCTAAGAAAGCTGCTGCCACCCAAGCTATTGAACTTAGCAAGCTTAACGTAGAAGCTGAGGCCTGCGAAGCTACCGCGCCAGTCTTCGTTGCTCCTACTGTTGCTCCTGTTGCTCCTGCTGCACCCACAAAGCCGCTGTCAATAAAGGAGATCCTTGCTAAGAAGCACCTGCTTTCTGAAAGCAAGGAGATTCCTTCTGTCATTATCCCTTCTTCTGTCCCCCAATACATAGAAAAAGAGAAGAAAGTAGAAACCTTCTCCCTCTCTATCAAGCTGAACAAAGAGCAGCTGCTTGCAAAGGAACTTGCCTTCAATGGTAAGAGCTTCTGCTTGGTCGGTGCTGCTGGTACTGGCAAGACTACTGCACAACGAGAGATTGCTGCGGCTCTCCTCTCACAGAATAAACTGGGTGTGCATACTTTCCGCATCCAAGGCACGCCTATTCGTGTAGAGGCTCCTTCCATCGCATTCGTTGCTTACACACGGATTGCTACTGGAAACCTTAAGAGGGCCATTCACAAGAATCCTGATCTCGAAGCTGTGCTGGTGCATAATATCACCACCATCCATAATCTGCTGGAATATGCTCCCGAATTCTATTGGGATGATGAAGCAGAGAAGGAGAAGATGCGCTTCGTTCCCAAGCGTACTGCTTTCAATCAACTCGACATTACGCATCTGATCATAGAAGAAAGCAGCATGGTAGGTCTTAAGCTGTGGAATGAACTCTATGAAGCTATGCGTCCGGGCACGCAGATCATCTTCATCGGTGATATTAACCAGCTTCCTCCTGTTATGGACAAGAGCATCCTGAACTATGCACTTGTTCAGCTTCCTGTTGTCGAACTGACTCACGTATACAGACAGGCAGAAGAGAGTCTTATACTTGAGAACGCTCACCGCATCCTGCGTGGAGAATTTCCTTTGAAAGAAGGCAAAGACTTCAAGATTATGCGCAACGGTGATACACAGCACACCCAAGCTAGACTAGCTCGGATGATCGGTGAAGCCTTTCCCAAGTTTGCTGCACAGGAACTGCTTCAAGAAGGCAGTGGATATGATCCTCTGCAAGACATCATTCTGTCGCCCTTCAATAAGCAAGACTTGGGCACAGACAATATCAACAAGTGGATTGCACAGTTCCAAGGTATTGCACGTGGTGCAGTCGTCTATGAAGTCAAGGCTGGAATCTCCACGCTGTATCTTGCTGTTGGCGATAAGGTTATGTACAACAAGCAAGTCGGTGAGATCATTAGCATCAATCGGAATATGGAATATCATGGCAAAGAGCCTAAGCATCCTTCTCCGGGCCTGACACGCTTCGGCACCTACATCAATGTAGAAGAAGCTGAGGAAGAAGATGATCTGGTCCTTGCTGGCTACTCTGAGCTTGATCTTGAGAAGCTGCTTGATGACAAGGATGATAACCTGCTTCGGAGTGCAAGCCATGTTGTCACCCTGCTTATAGAAGGTGATAGGGAAGTAACATGCAATGCTGTTGGCGACTTCTCTCCGCAAGTCTTCTCTCTTGGCTACGCTCTCACTGTGCACAAGGCTCAAGGCTGTGAGTGGAGGAAGGTATTCATTCTCTTCCACAAGGATCATAGTGTGATGGCTTTCCGTGAGCTTCTCTATACTGCTGTCACACGGGCAAGAGAGCAATGCATCTTGATTACCAAGGACTTCATGATCAGGAAGGCTATTGAGAATCCTCGCATCAAGGGCAACAGTATCGAGGAGAAGATCGAATACTTCAACTCTGGCCTAATGGATATCGGCAACGTCTATTGTACTAAATAAGGAGAATACCATGGGCATAGCTGAGATTCTAGCAGCAAGGAAGAATCCACAAGCAAATGTGGAGGAGAGGAAGGAAGTTAGTATCTTCGCAGAGGATATTCTTGAGGATGAAATCGACCACTACATCCCTGCGAATACGAAGTTCTTATCGAATAACGTCGTTGATCCTCTCTTCCTTGCTGTGATGGCTCCCCTGATACGCTCCCCATATGCTCTCTATGGTATCCATCCTGAGTATGAGTGGTGGCTGCTTCTTGATGAGAACCATATACATGTACTGAATACCTTTGTGCCTATTCCTGCACAGATTCTGTTCAATCAGTACATGCAGTACAACCCACCGCTTAGGACTGAGCATCTGCATCGTCTCTACTGCACGATCTCTCGTATTCAGTTGAACACTCCACCGATATACCTTCCACGTATCTTGGAGATCATAGCCAAGGAAAGTATTAAACCCCTTGACAACCCCGAATTTTCTGGCTACACTGATACTTCGATTTTGTGGATTACAAGGTAAAGGAAATTATTATGTCTGAAGAAGAACTTGAAAGGATGACCTTTGCTGAGATCCTAGCCACTGTCGCCCTGAATGACGAGATCATTATCACCATCGCAGCAGAAGATGTGGAGCGTGTTAAGACTGGCCTTAAGAATGTCAAGGCTAAGCAAGCAGCTAAGATGAAGGAAGATGGTCTTACTCCTGACTCAAGCACGCTCTCCTTCATTACCAGCGAGCCGAACGCAGATGATGATGTCGACCTCAAGATCATGCTGAACCATAAGAGCACGGTCCTGATCAAGAAGATTGCAATACCTGATGGTGAGTTTTAATTTCATAGGAGAAAGAGTATGTCCATGCTTCAAACGGAACAAGAAGTTGCTTCTGAAATCTCGCAGCGTATCTCACTGCTTAACGCTCTTAGCGAGGCTGATCTTGCTAACGAGATGCGTGAGCTTAAGACCGCTCTCAAAGAGAATCCCAGTGCCTGTGCTCTCATGATGGACGAGGACATTGGCTTGCTGGTAGAGGCTCTGCGTAAGCTGACGCATAAGGCTATCGTGGCTACTACTACCAAGAAGGCTGGTACTGCCAAGCCTGCTGTCAAGAAGCTCTCGGCTGCTGAACTGGCTGCTGCTCTCGACGACGAAGATTTCTAACACGCAACACATTACGCAAAGAAGGAAAGAAGATGCCCGCTAATAAGCAAATGATTACAGTCTCTCCCGCCCAACTCGGTTATATCGAGGCGCTCATTGACGAACTGCCCATGCTTACGACTAAGGTTGTTCGTATGCGTACCATTCGCATGATCGTCTCCGCTCTGTATACTATGATGCCCAAGCGTATGAACGGGCTGAAAGCAGAGCATCTGAAGCACATCAAGAAGACCTACGAAGTGAAGGATCAGGACTTGTACTATGAGTTCCACTTCGACAATGGCTCTGACAATGGAGCAACCATCAATGGCTGTTAATGAGCAAACAGGAAGAATTCGTCTCTCCTACTCTGCTCTTAACTCTTTCCACACTTGTGAGCGTAAGTTTCAACTCGAACGCTTGCTAGTTGGAGAGATGGAGAAGGAAGACTATCCTTCTACTATCCTTGGCCACGCATTCGGCAAGGGTGTAGCCACCTACCTCCTCACGCAAGACCAGAAGGCAGCACTCTATGCGGCATGGCTTACGTACTGGCCTATCGTAGAAGAGAAGAAGCGCAACGAAACAGTCTCTATCAATCTCCTTGAAGCGTCTTTCTCGCACTTGGATAATATCATGGAGGATTGGGAAGTTGCTACCTTCAAGAACAAGCCTGCCGTTGAGCTTAGCTTCCGGCTGAATATCAACGAGACCTTCTATTACGTCGGCTACATTGACGTGATCTTGAGGAACAAATGGACTGGCATGTATGCAGTCTTAGAGAATAAGACAACTGCTCTGCAACTGTTTGACCTGTCTCCTATGTATGCCAACTCTGGTCAGGCTCTCGGATATAGCATTGTGCTTGATACGATCGCCGGAGAAGAGAAGTCAGACTACGGAGTGTATTACTTTGTTGGGCAGCTTGGTGCTGGCAATGGCTATCAGCCTATCATCCACCCACTTCTGTTCAACAAGACGCTCTCTGACAGATACAACTGGTTTATCTCCATGCTAATGGATGTTCAAAGGCTGGAAGGCATGTTAGAGATAAACGTCTTTCCAATGCGAGGCCACAACTGCTTACAGTATATGAGGCCGTGCAGACAGTTCTCCACCTGTCAGCTTCACGCGTTGGATCGGTACAAGGAGCCGCTAGTAGACGAGATAGAATATGATTTCGTTTACGAACTTGATGCAGTTATCGCAAATCACATGGAAAGGATGTAATCATGGACAAGAATATCGTTGCCTTCCTCCGCGAAGATGCCCGTACTATCGGCGTTCGCTTCTTCAAAGACAGTGCTTTCGAGAAGGGAGAGCAGGGTATGTCTCTCGATCTGGGCAATCTTACAGCAGCGTATGCTGTCAGTACGAAGGAATACACCTACCTTACGAACCTCACTGATCTTCAAGTTGGGGACTTCGTGATCGTTCGAGACATGGTTTCTAATGTACCGAAGGTTGTCCTCGTTACCAGTGTGCATGAAGAACTGGCTATCGAGCCGAATGAAACCACACAGTACAAGTGGATCGTCGGCAAGGTCGACATGGAATCCTACATGCAAGAACAGAGGAAGAACAGGGATCTGTCTCAGCTTCTCGCCATTAGCTACAAGGCTAACATGAAGCAGCAGTTCCGTCAGGCTATCCTTGGCAGCGTCGATGATGTTACTGTCAAGCGTATCTCTTCCATCCTGGCAGGAGAAGGCAATGCCTAATGTGGAAGAGACTCTCGCTGAAAGAGAGAAGACTCATGGTAAATTCGCCGATGTTGCCAAGACCTCTCAGCGGTTGAAGGATGTTCTGCTAGAGCCTTGCCAGAGGATTCCCTTCACCTACAGTCAGCTGGAAGCGCTGGATAATATCTGCCAGAAGATGGCTCGTATTGTTAATGGCGATAACAATCATGTGGATAGCTGGCATGACATCGCAGGCTACGCTACTCTTATCGAGAGGGAGTTGGAAGATGAATCCTAAGAATCCAGCCTTCCTCGCAATGGCTGCTGCTTTCGGTGCTCTTATCGGACAAGTCAATTCTCGCTTTGATTCTCAGTATGAAAAGCCTAGCGAGAAAGAGCCTAGCGAATCTGCTAAGAGGGCTATGATCTCTGCTCAAGAGAAGCGTATCAGGAAGAATCAGAAGCGCCTTGCACAGAAAGGAGGCATGAAATGAGCTGGCAAGAAGAGATGAAAGAGCTTGTGCAGAAGCATGCAAAGAAGGAGACGGAGCCGAAGCCTAAGAAGTCGGCTCCTACACAGGAAGCGCGGAACAATCCTCGTGCTCCTCATAACCAGCCGTTCCAATGGAGGCGGCAGAAAGCGGAAAAGGAATAGCATGAAACTCTCCGAGTTAGCTAATAAACTGCATGCCCACCAGAAGCCAAACCATTCTATCTTGATCTACGGACCGAGCAAGACTGGCAAGACTGAACTGGTCGGAACAGCAGCAAGAATCCCTGAGATCCAGCGTATCTTCTGGATTGATGTGGAGAATGGGGCTGAAACTCTTCTGCACATGGGCCTTAGTAATGAGGAACTGGACAAGATCAATCTTATCAAGATCCCAGATACTCGTGAACTGCCCCGCGGCATTGAGACAGTCCTGAAGATGCTCTCGGCTAAGACCCCCATAGAAATCTGTGACATTCATGGTAAGGTTGGGTGTATGGAATGCAAGGGGAAGGGACATACTACCTTCTGCTTGAAAGACTGCACTCACAATGACTTGATAGTCATAGACAGCGGAAGTCAGCTAGGCGATTCTGCATTAGCAATGGCCTGCGCGGGTAAGCCGATCGAGTACAAGCCGGGTTGGGACGAGTATGGACTGGTCGTCAAGTGGCTGGGTGATATTATGAGTGTCATTCAAGCTGCTACTTATACCAACTTTGTCATGATCACGCATGAGCTTATCTATGAGGAGGAAGTCAACGGAATCAAGCGGGATAAGATTCTCCCGTTAGTCGGAACGAAGGCATTCTGCAGCAAGGTTGCTAAGTATTTCGGGACTGTTATCTATACCGAGATCAAGCTGGGCAAGCACGCAGCAGGTTCTTCTTCCACGTACAAGCCCAATCACATCACTGGCAGCCGCGTCAATGCAGCCATTGAAAAGAGCAAGGAACTTAGTATGCGTGCTATCCTCGTTGAGGGTGGCATTCTTACCTAGTGCAGTAGCAGTACCCATGTAGTATGTTTATCTCAGTTGTTTAACCCTTTAGAAGGAACTTTCAATTATGACCGAAGCAACCATTCTCGACCTCGAAGCCATCACCGATGACGTTCTCGACGGTATCGCCGAAGCTCCTGACTACGTTACGCCTCCTGCTGGCGAGTATTCTCTGTCCGTCAATGACGCAGTGATCGACAAGTACAAGGACAAGGATCAGAACTCCAAGCAGCGTATCAAGATCACCTACGGCATCAACGAAACGTATTCGCTGGCTGACAAAGAGCCTCCGGTGCCCAATGGTAGTATCTTCACGGAAACCTTCACCGCTACCGAGCAGGGCGTCTCCTTCTTCAAGAAGCGTGTCAAGGAAATTACTGGCGCCGATGATCTTACTGGCGTCGGTGGTATTCCGGGGATGCTGGATGCTATCAAGGGCACGACATTCGACTGCCGCCTGACGATCAAGAAGTCGGCGAAGCCTGATGGTACTGGCTTCTACGAGAACGTGCAACTGCGCATCATCCGCAAGTAACACGAGAACTTTATGTTCTGCTCCCTCCACGAGAGGGAGTTTTGCATAATGTTTTTATCACGCAGAAAGAGGAGAAGGAAATGAAAACTGTATTTGAGAACAAACGCTCTAATGTTATCGGTGGTCAAACCAGAAGGTTGATCGTGTCTGCTGTGGGTGACGACAAGGATATCGTGGTCGAGCAGTATTCCGTCACTGTGCAGAATCCTGGCATGACTTCTCGTATCACCATGGACCGCAAGACTGCGCTGAATGTTGTCTCTGACTTGATGTATGCCATGCATAGCATGGATAAGCATTGGGCCAAGAAGATTGGGAGGGGTGGCAATGAAGACTAAGTTCGGTTCTTCTCTCCCACAGAGTGAGCGGATTCAGAAGTCAGTAAGAACTGATCCCTTTCCTCACATCCCCTTCGCAGAAAATGCGCCTAAAGATAGCAAACTCGGCTGGTATTGTTACGGCTTCATCCTCTTTCTCTGCTTCCTTATCGGAGTCTTTTCTTAAAGTTTGGTCGGTACATTCCGTACTGGCCTTTTTGCAGCACCAACCTAGGAGATCTACCATGAAAAAGACTGTTCTCGTTATCGCTATGCTCTCTGCTTCGTCGGCTTTTGCTACGAGCTTCGGTAGTGGCGATACCAATATCAACACCAATGCTCCGCGTCAGGATCAAGGACAAGCGCAAGGCCAGTTGCAAGGCCAAGCCCAACTTCAAGGCCAAGGTCAGATGCAAGGACTGGTCAATGCTCCTAACACCCGCATCAGCAATGATAGCCGGGCTAAGGCTACGGCCGCTGCGAACAACCTGACTGCTACTGACGTGCGCAACAACAACGGCGGCAATGTGCAGAATACCGTGGTCACCGACTCTGGCAAGCTGGACTACTCCGGCAAATATGAAGTGAAGAGCGTACCGAATGTGTACGGTGGTAACGTCTATCCTACTGCACCATGCATGGGAAGTACAACGGCTGGCGCAAGCTGGCTCGGTGGTGGTGGATCAGTAGGAACCTCGTGGACAGACGACGAATGCAGTGTCCGTGAGACTGCCCGCAGCTTCCAGAACCTCGGTATGACTACCGATGCTGTGGCTGTTCTGTGCACGTCCAAGTATGCGGCTGCCGCTCCTGCTTGCAAAGCGAAAGAGTAACCAATCGCCAACGGCCCCGCTAGTATAGGGGGCTTTCTCTTTCTTCTTATTGAGATAAACGCCATGAATCGCCTCTATTTCTCAAACAACATCCATCACTGTGAAGGACCAGGTGTCGTGTTCTCATTCTCTCTCGAAGCATACATTCAGGCTGAAGTAAAGCCTATGTACAATGCTGAAGTAGGTCAAAGGAAAACCTACGTCATGTCCTCAATTAAGAGGAAGGAAGCTGCTATCCGTGTCCTTACGGATAAGATCCTGCGTTGGGAGAAAGTCTTCGCTGAGTTGGATAACGAAGCATCTACTCCGCAGCTTGCAGCTAAGACGGGCTTTGAGCTTCGCTCTGTTTCCAAGTCCCTCGCCAACATCGCAGCAAGAACTACGTTTGTAGTCAAGAGGATTCCTACTAAGGCAGACATTGCCAAGTATGGTATACCGTACAATAACCGCCAAGGTTGTATGATCTGGACATGGAATCCTAATGGTGAAATGGACAAGATCGACATCATGGATAACGTGGAGGATTAGAACGTGCATAAGTGTGATTGCGGTTCAGCTAGTGAATGCACCTATCCGAAATGCCCTGATGGTCCTACCCCTGCTATCAAGAACGCAAGCTTCATGACTATGGACGAGAAGAAAGCATTTGCGGCTGGCTTCCGTGCTGGCTTCTCTATCTCGTTCGATGGATGGAATGGACAAGTGTTTGATGAATTCAATCGCCCTCTCGACGAGAGCACAGAGTTCATGGACAAGCTTAATAAATTACTGGAGGATTACAATGCGCAAGTATGTGAGCAGTCAAACCTACTACCTTTTAGCGTCCATATGGATGGACCTCCTAAAGGCAGCAGCCTTGGTACTATTAGGGATGCTCTTTGGCCTGCTGTTGTGCGGACCCGTGAAAGCAGAAGAACGGAGCAACTTAACGGAGCGCCAATTGGAAGTCTACCGTCTCCCTTATATCCCAGAACAATACAGGGACCAACCTTCTTCTCCGACAACCCAGATCATTATCATCAACCAGCAGCAACAGACTCAGGAGAGGAGCACTTCTAATGATCACTACAGGCCGCAGTTTTTCCGGGGTGATTATGTTCACCCATCCAGAGACGAAGGTCGTATATCACGTCGGCTACAAAGGTAAGTACAGCCGCGAGAGAATGACACGCGAAGCAGATAATAGCTATCCAGCCGAGTGGGATCTCCAGATGGATGATCTCCCCGAGGCAATAGAAGAATTCGAGGAGCTGCTGCGTCAGGACATTCTCGAATACGAATCACAGATGATGGGAGTTAGCTGAAATGACAATGAGAATCTTGGTCAACTATAACAAGGAGGATGCTAATTACCTCCCTGTTCTACAGTACCATCTGCGAGCCAGACACCTTGAGGCTATCGCAACCTATGCGCCCTACACCCTAGCAGAGCTTCTAACCAAGGCTCGTGTTAGTGGCTGTAGGGCTATCTTGCTTTGTAATTCCCACACGCTTATCAACTGCGTACCGGGACAGAAGCCAACCCTTGATGCTTATCGTGGAAGTGTGCTGAACTTCTCTGTTCCTACTGTCGTATGCAATAGCCTGAGCCACGCACATACTGTAGATCATGGAGCTTGGCTGCTTGGCAAGGACTTAGATAAGTTCGCGCATCTGGAAGGAAGAAAGCAGAGGGAGGAGTTCTCATTCACAGCCCTAGACGCTACTGAGAAGTTCGGCGGGGCAATGGCAGTTCTAAGAAAGGCAGCGTGTATCAGCTATGACATTGAGACCAGAACAATCCGTGAAGAAGATGATGCGGGTGTTTTACTTTCGAGTGATACTATTATCACTTGTTGTTCTTGGACTGCTATATCCCATAGTGGGCAACTGGATACATATGTGCTTCCTCTGGTAAACTTCGGAGAAGATCACTGGCTTACCAATGCAGACTATGGCAAAGCCATTCAGTTCATGAGAGATGTGAATGCCTTGCCAATTCCTAAGGCGATGCACAACGGAATGTATGACTGCCTGCACTCTATTGTCTATCATGCCGAGCCACAGTTCTACTGTCTCGATACGATGGCTATGATGCACGCAGAGTTCTCGTCTCTTCCCAAGACTCTTGATTTCGTTGCGAGTGTGACATGCCATGACTACATCCAGTGGAAAGCAGAAGCAGCAGAAGCGTCGAAAGAAAAAGATATACTGCGATACTGGGCTTATAACGGTAGAGACACTTGGTACACAGCAAGAATTCTGCTGCATTACCTTCGTCACCTACCCGCATATGCGCGGAAGAACTACGCTACTCAATTCAAGTTTGTATATCCCTTCCTGTACACTGCCTTCGAAGGTATCAAAGTTGATAAGGATGTTCGGAACAACCTACGAGCAGCTGCAAAAGATAAACTCGACACAGCACTAGCACAGTTGAGAGTCTTCACAGCAAATCCTACTTTCAATCCTGCTTCTCCTAAGCAAGTACAGGAGTTCATCTATGATGTGATGGGTGCAAGAGATCCTCATATCGGAATGAAGCGGGTCGGCAACAAGAAGATTAAGATGGTGCGAGGAACCGATGAAAAGAACTTACGTAGTATTGGAGACCAACATCCTCTCCTACTTAGAATTACTAGCGCGCTCCTTCTGTTCAGGGAAAACGCTAAGGCCATCTCCACCTACTTCGATTTTGATCAACTACAAGGACGGATGCTCTATAGTATTAATCCCTTCGGGACTGAAACCGGGAGAGCTAGTTGCAATAGCAGCAGCTTCTGGGTCGGGACTCAGGTACAGAATGTTCCGCCTTACGCTAAGGCTATGCTCGTGGCTGATGAAGGGTTTGAACTCGCAGAGATCGACAACAGCCAAAGCGAAGCAAGATGTACGGCGTATCTTTCCCAAGAGACCAATCTAATAACTGCACTTGAGACTCCCGGAAAGGATTTCTATCGCAGCCTTGGTACTCTGTTCTTCTCCATTCCTTATGATGAAGTCAGCACAGAACTACGCAACGCAATTATCAAGCGGATCGTCCATGCGAGTAACTACATGATGGGTGCTGCGACCATGATAGAAAATGCTGGTACGCAAAATCTTATTAACGCGGCTCCAGCACTAGGGTACAATATCATCCTTGCTGAAACTCCGCTGACGCAACTGAAAAGAGAAGGTGACATCACTCTCATGAAGTTCGCCACTCTGCTACTAGACACATATCACGCACCTTTCCCACGCATACGCGAGTGGTATCAAGAAGTGAAACACACCATATCTTCAACGAATAAACTTGTCTCTCCTCTTGGGTGGACTCGCTTCTTCTTTGGGGACATCATGAGGAATCATGCTATGCTACGGGGTGCAGTTGCCCACGGCCCACAGAACCTCAGTGTCCATATCCTAAACATCGGGTTGTGGAAAGTGTGGCAGTTGGTTAAGAAGTACAAAGGACTACTGAGATTGAAGGCTCAAATCCACGACAGCGTATTCTTCCAGTATGCTCAAGGCAGAGCTGATATTCGCAACGAAGTGCAGGCGAGTCTTGACAATCCAGTGGTTATTCATAGTAGGACTCTGCGTATCCCCACAGACTGCAAGGTGGGATTAAGTTGGTCCAACATGGAGAAAGTGAAATGAAATGGACTACTTTCAACGATACCTGGACTACGTAGGAGATACGGAATCTCCGCTTCTATATCACAGATGGACTTCTCTATCCATCATAGGAGCACTATTAGGAAGGAACACATGGCTTCCAATGGGACACTCAGTTATCTATCCAAACATGTACATTCAGTTAATGGGAGCACCGGGCACACGCAAGAGCACAGCTATAGGCATAGGCAGAAGAGTATTGAAGAGCGTAGGTTATCATCGTTTCGCACCAGACAGGTTAAGTAAAGAACAGTTCTTGAGAGAAATGATTCCACCTGAGATTGAGTTGAGTGAAGAAGACGCAGATCTAAGTATCTTAGTGACAGATAAAGCAGGCGAGATATTCGTAGTAGCAGAAGAGTTTGGCGACTTCCTTGGTCAAGGCAATATGGAATTCGCCACACTTCTTACTAAGCTATGGGACAATCCAGCCGAATACACGCATCCTAAAATCCATGGCAAGAGTGTAGTAGTTACCAAACCGACAGTGAATATGTTAAGTGGGAACACAGTCCAAGGCTTGGCACTCACAATCCCTCCAGAAGGAATTGGCAATGGATTCATGAGCAGACTACTATTCGTTTACGCAGACGAGACAGGACACAAGATTACATTCCCTCCACCACCTGATGAATGTATAGGAGATGAGCTAGCTAAGCACCTTGAGGAACTAAAGGAAAGAGTCAAAGGTCCTATGGATAAGAGTAAGGCAGCCATGCATCTACTAGACAGGATATACAGGGAGTTCATGGGCATGTCAGACTCAAGACTCAAATACTACAGCACACGCAGATTCACGCATCTTCTTAAGCTTTGCATGATATTCGCAGCAGCCAGCCTACGCAATGTAATCACAGAGCATGATGTACTCAGAGCCAACACACTTCTACACTTCACTGAACTCAAGATGGGGAAAGCACTAGGAGAATTCGGACGCAGCAAGTATAGCGATATTACAAACATTGTCATGGACGCATTGTCTAATTCAGATACGCCCCTCACAATACAAGATCTATGGAAGTTAGTGTGCAAAGACCTGAGCAAGATAGCGGAGTTAGGTGAAATGATGCGTGGGTTACTAGCAGCCGAGCAAGTTCAAATTATGAAGATAGGAGGAAAGCAAGGATACATGCCACTACACACAGAAATCAAGGAGTGGGATTCGTCTCTACTTCTCCCGGACTTTCTAACTGAAAAGGAAATAATGTAATGAGCCTTGAAGATTTCAAACGTCCTAATCACCCTGACTTCAAGACGGGTTCTGAGCTTCGTGATATGTCGTGGTCTGGCATTCGGGAGAATAGAATCACAGATGAAAGAGAAGTCTGGGTGGAAGGACGCTGTGTCATGACGATGTCCAATATGGTGTGCAATACGAGACCGGAAGAATGGAATCGTAAGTACGCTGAGGTATTCGCTCTCAACCTTGTAGAACAGAAATAGGAAGGAACGACAATGATTCTCTCGTATGACCAACTCTGTGACATCGTGGACAGTGGCTTCATAACCCACGTGCTTCCTGAGAACATCAATGGTAGCAGTATTGATGTCCGCCTAGGAGCAGAAGTCCTGATCGAACGCCACGCAGGACATCCCGGCCTCAAGACTATCTCGCTCAACAAGCGTGAGCCTCTTGATACGGTCGTGCATGATCTGACCAAGGAACCTCTCTACCTCTATCCCGGCGAATGCATCCTCGCTCATACCATCGAGATCTTCAATCTTCCCGGTGATCTGAGCGCAATGTTCAAGCTCAAGTCCAGCTGTGGCAGAATCTTCTTGGAGCATATGAACGCTGGCTGGTGTGACGCATACTGGCATGGCTCGGCTCTCACCATGGAGCTGAAGAACATGAGCAGACAGCATGTGATCAAGCTGGAATACGGTGATGCTATCGGCCAGATGATCTTCTTCCCACACAACCTCGTGCCTGAAGATATGGGCTACGCAAGGCGTGGACGTTACAACAAGGACAAGAGTGTGAGCGGTACTAAGAAGTCTGCTATCACCTTCGGAGATCCTGATGAAGACGCTGCAAGCCAGGCTATTGCTGAAACCATGGAAAAGCCACTCAGGTCTATCGAGACTGGCAGACTCGAAACAGCTGTTAGTGCCGGGATCGGAGATCAAGATGACTAAGAACTCTATGGATGTGATGCTTGATCTGGAGACTGGTGGTACTAGGGCAGGCTGCATGATCCTCTCCCTTGGCGCTACTACCTTCGATCTCCAGCATGAGTTCTACGCTCGTATCAGCACGCTGGATTCCGGGCAGTGCGGCTTCTTCTCAGACCCTGAAACAAAGGCGTGGTGGAATAGGCAAAGTTCCGAAGCAAGAGCTGAAGCATTCAGTGGCACCCGCTCTGTAGTAGAAGTGCTGGGCAGCTTCAGTGACTGGCTTAAGCGTCTGCCTGCCAAGGAAGTATTCGTCTGGGGTAATGGGGCTGACTTCGATCTTCCTATCCTCGGTGCGTACTATGCGGGGATGGTCATGCCGATTCCGTGGAAGCCCTTCAATGGACGCTGCTATCGGACGCTGAAGAATCTCTACCCGCAGATCAAGGCTCCGGCAAAGAATGCTCAGAAGCACAACGCCATCGAGGATGCTAAGTATCAAGCACTTCATGCGCGTGAGATCCTGGGCCAGCACTTCCACAAGCACGCTACCTACCAAGACTGATTGAAAGTAGCCTAAGTTATAGGCAAAAAGAAACCCACCTTTCTTGCGATCGGTGGGTTTTTCTTCGTCCTGCTTTCTACTAATTGATGTCTTGGAATCTCTCCGTTGCTGGTATGATAACCCTAGCTGGATCAACATCGTAGTTAACAGGAAGACCTTCCTTCATGCGTAGTGGATAGTCTGTATAGTTACCTGACTCCCACATCTTCTGCGTAGCTCTTGCCTCAGATTCTCCTGCACCTTGCTCATACAACGCTCTCCTCAGTACCTTGTAGAGTTCCTTGTAACCAGCAGTACCTGCGTTAGGCATCATCTTAACAGCTTGATCGTACTTAGTAGCAAAGCGACTTGAGGTTTCTTCCAGAGAAGGACTACCGCCTGTGATCATCTTGTTGTTGTTCTGAATGACATGCTGCGTTTCATGTAGTAGCGTAGAGAGGAAATCCTTGGAGTCAAGATTCGGGTCCATCAGAAGAGAATTAGTAGCTGGAATATAACCACCCTTGATAGTCTTCGCTTGCTTAGGCGTAAGGTGTGCAACTTGAATGTCCTTCAGCTCAGGCATTGCTTTGAAAAGCTCTGGATGATACATGATGTCATTCAGTGTTCCTGCTGCCCTGGAGAATAGAGAAGCTTTCTGGTCACTGATGACAGCCCTAGGCACTCTGTCTATCAGACCTTCGTAGATACCTGTCCTATTGTATGTCTTGAGTCCTGCGTTATATGCGTCCATGCCTTGACCTTGCAGCGTATCCTTTAGCATCAAAGCATTCTTGATAGCCTCCGCTGTCTTAATCTTAGCTGCAGGTATGATCATTGCCTCAGCATCCCCAGTGCCGCCTATAACAGCACCGAGTTTGCCTGGGATTAGATCTAGTGGATCCTTCGTGACTGCAAATGTTCCAGCGCTTGCAGCAGCTCCTGCGAGTTTAGGAGCAGCCATAGCAGCCCTACCAAGAACATTAGCGCCAACACCCACAGGTACTGCAAGCGTTGCGAGCTTGAGTAGGTTCTCATTGATTTTCTTTTCATCTGATCCAGTATCCTCTTTCATGACACTCCCCTCCTGATCCTTTCCTAGGAAGGGAGTGTTCGTTTGTGTAAAGAACTGCGGAAGCTCGGCTGCTATGATTCTGAAAGCCTTACCTAAAAAGTTCTCGTCTTCTTGTGCCATTGCTATTCCTTTCTACTCGATGTCATCAATCATTCTATTAGCAACAGCACTCGGATGCAAGTGATTTCTCACGGCGCTAACTCCCGGACTATCAGTATCAATGAGAGCCTTATTAACAGCGCTTCTCCATCCACTGGCACTACCAGTCCTCATGTACTGCTCTTGCACCTTCTCCATGATATCCGGAGTAAGTGTTCCACTGCGAATGTGAGTCTTGAGCTTGTGTGCTGCTGCCTTACGCTCTTCCACATCAATCGCATTGTACATGCTGTTCTGGAACTGTGCTTCTCTCGCCTTCACTTCTCTGATACCACGAGTAGCTAGGATACGAGCCATGATGCCTTGAGTGCTCCAGACTTCCTGCTGATCAGCTATCTGATTGCCACTCTTAGTAACCGAGTGACCAGAGATGAGTTCGCTGAAGCGTGCGATAGGCCTAGAAACAGACTGGAGAGAAAGAGCTTCCAGCAAGTTTATGGCTGCTCCGTCTTCTCCAACGTCTCCAGCTGCACCTGCCAAAGCTTTGCCTGCTTCAAGAGTTTGTTTAGCGATCTGCACTGCTGCCAAGTTTTGTACACCACCCAAGAGATTAGGCACACGAGGTTGAATATCACCACGTGTATAAACAGCTGGGCCAAGGGAGGAAGGCATTCCGTAGAGAATAACATCGGCTACTCCAGAAGGTAGGGCTTTGTAAGTGCCCGTTGTGAAATCATAGTGATCTTCAGAGAAGTGTTCACCAATAACATTGCTTACTTCATTGAAACCCGGTAGAGACTTGCCACCAAAGATGGAAGCTTGCGTCAGCATCATCTTGGCCAGAGCCTTATAGTTCTTCAGCTCGAAGCCACGATAGATCTCTTGTGCCAGCGTAACCATGTAGGTTTGGAACAAGCCCATAGCTGATCCGATAGTACCTTGGAACAGAGTAGGACGTTGTGCTGGGCTGTAGTTGCCAACCGCAGTATCTACGAAGTTACGTGCAAAGGTCATCACGCCAGCATCACCCAAGTCAGGATACGCTTTCTTAGCAAGGCGGATGCCCGTAGCGAAGCTCATCTCACGCACAGCCTGTTCACTCCAGATGGCCGGCTTAGAAAGCATGTCAACCATCCTAGAGTTCATGAGGTTCTCAGCCTTCTGCATAAGACCAGGATTAAAGCTTCTGGACATCTGCATGAATTCGCTAACCTCACTCAGCACAGGCTTCGTGATACCTAGGTCGAGGCCCATCTTGCGCCACTTGTTTACGTACTCTGGATTGAAGAGGAACTTCGCTCCTTCATGCATAGCAGCGATAGTGCTGAACTGGCCATTACCCTTGAGAGCTGCACCCATATACTCTTGAGCAAACTGCCGATTGACAGCAGCACTCGTAAGGATAGGTAGAGAGAGCATGTTGACGATAGGCTGGCCAAGTTCCAAGACTTTGAGCAGAGCAGTAGCAGCGAAGTTATTGCTGATCGCCACAGTTCTTGCTGTCATCCCAGTCGCTTGTGTAAGCTTGTCAGTATTAAATTTCTGACGAGCCACTGCATCATCCATTGTTTGGAATGGATTAGGAATACCACGATCTGCCATGTCTTGGATAAGCGCTTCGTATTCAGCGTCCGTCTTAGCTTTTCCACGGCCGAACACAGACTTAGCAGGATTAAGGATTGGCTCCATTTTATCCGCGATCTGCTTCAAGCCCATTTCGATAACAGTAGTCAGGCCATTCTGCGCATCTTGCCAGCCGACATACTCCTTGAGATTATTCCGACCAAGGAGAGTATTCTTCACCGTGAGGCCAGCATCGTTAGCAACGTTCATAGCTTGCTGAATACGCGAGACTGGCTGTCCCTTAGTGAGAGACTGAGCATTATTGCTAATGCGGTCGATGTGTTGCATGATCTCACTGTACTGGAGTTCGAGCTGTTGTCCCACGGCTTTGTGGATATAATGCTCGTAGCCATTCATCAGCTCGGAGAAGATGTTCGTGCCAGTCGGAACAGAAGCCATCGCACTACTACCACCGTGCAAGGACGTAGCATCGGACACAGACATGAACATTGGGTCATGCCTATTCTCGGTTATATTGTACAGTTGCTGGTCCTGGCCCTTACGCACAAGCTTCCATGACTTGGGACTTCTATCAGCCATGGTCGAGGCGAACGCACGTTCAGCATCCGCGAGTTCAGCAGGCGTATTGCCATAGAGAAGCTTGGTCGATCCGTCCACCTTGTCAATCACATAGGTGATGTACTTGTTCCTAGGATTGAACGCTGGCATCCAGAAGCCAATATCAGAAAGCGGAGGCATTCCGATAGTCTTACGGAAGGTGGAGTTCATGGCGTAAAGTTCACGGCCAATACTATTCATCTCATCATAAGCTTGCTTGACAGCAGGAGTTGTTATTTCGAAATCCCGGCCCTGATATTGCACAGCCACAAGAGCAGGCTTTCCATCCTTGCCAGTACCTTGCACCCAGAACTTACCGTCACTGTAGTACCGCTCACCCTTAAGGGCTGCGTTGATTTCACGAGCAGTATTAAACTCGACAGTTCCAGCTGCATCAAGCACGATAGGAGTGAAGTCTGCGCTAAGCTTGGTGAGAAGCTTCTTGGCAGCTGCATCGTACAGATGTTGAGAGTCCTTACCAACAGCGGTAATAATCTCCCCAGCCTGACCCATGTCACGCAGAGTGAAGTTCGTTGAAGTGAAGAACTTGCTTCTATTGGCACTGTCGGTAATCTGACCCATACCATCCAGCAGCATCTTGTAGCGAGCTTGGTTGTCAGCAGAGTAGACAAACGCAGCCAAGTCTTGCATAGTAGCCGACTGCGAGGAGAGCATCATCTGACGCTTCACTTCACGATCAACTTCATCCATCATGGTATTCTGAATGCCGCTGCGAATCTGGGCAGCAGGAATCTTCTCCCAAGTAGTGGATACTGCCAAGCTCCTCTTTGCTGGTGTGATGTATTGCTCGACGATAGAAGCATCGCCATAACTCACGACAGAACGTTGATCTTCCAGCTTCTCGCCCAGCAGGACACGCTTCACAGAATCGACAGGCGTGTTGGTACGGAGACCAATCGTCTCAGGAGGATAACCCATTCCAGCGAGGGTCTTGATATCTTCACTCTTGATCTGCATCAGGCGATCTTGAAGCATTGCCAAGTCAGCTTCGTTCACACTCTTGGTAGAGTTGGCAGCCTTCATCACATTGAACGCATTCAGTTCATTGACATACTCTTGTACTTCGGTATTGATATAACGACCAGCGTCTACCTTAGTGGCTTCTTCGACATACTTGTCAATAATGACTTGCGCTTCTTCTGGTGTTAGGCCAGTATGCATTCCCTTTCCAACTTCGTCGACGTACTTCTCAACTCCCTGCTTCATGTACTTGGTCTTGTCCAGATTAGACATGAAGTCATCGTAGGAATTGTTGATGAGGTTCTTGACTGAAGCCTTGTACTTGCCACCGAAGTTAGCTGAGTCGATGCCATAGTTGGCCAGCTTAGTAAGTTCCGGAGGAGTGCTTCTAGCAACAGTTGCCGTATGGATAGCCGTAGGATCGAGAGCGTCGCGAGTATGGGACAGCACCAGAATCTCAGTGCTCAGTTCCTTCTTGTTGGCGTGATAGCCACCGATGTCCCTGATACCACCGAACACATCTTCCACACGCACCTTGTAAAGCTGAGGCTTGTCGAAGTCTTTCGCTTTTGCGATGTTAGTGGTAAATGATTCCAGCGTGGAAGAGGAGAAGGCCTTGCCAGTCATTCCACGATACAGCCACACGTATCCCTCAGAATCAGCAAGGCGCATGAGTGTCTTACGCAGCGCAGTGGATTCTGGTGAGTTGTACATATTGCGAACAGCTTGCTGAACTTCAGGCGTGGTAGTAGCTGCATACCACTTCGACGGACGGAACGCATCATCCATTGCCTGACGCATCTTGCCCATACCGCCGCCACCCCTCCAACCAGACAGAAGAGTTTGTGCAGTCTGATTCGTGCTAGCACCGGGAGCCAAGAGATTGTACTTCTCGAAGTTATCTTGAACTTCCTTCTGCAGGTTGCCGATATAGTCAGGGCTGATACCAGCAACACCCTTGGCTTGATTCCTTGCGATCTCACGAGCAACGAACTGTTCTTCGATCTTGCCCCAGTTAGGAGTCTCGCTAGTAAGGATAACCTTGAGATTCGAAACGTCCTTGCCTTCATTAACCATCTTACGAACACGGGCAACGAAAGCATTAAGAGTGGGGCCATCATCAGGACTAATGGCAAACTTGCTCAGTTCTTCTTCAGGAAGCTCATCAACAGCCTTCAGCTTCCGGAGATAATCCAGGTCGAGCGCAGCCGACGAGGACACATCCTTAGCCCAGGTTGCTTCATAATCAGGTTGCAGATACCAAGCCTTGCCCATTCCCTTGGTGAGTTTTCTCGGATCAGACACGAGGTCAGCAGCCACACCGTAGTTAGCAAGGTCATCCCTGCGCATGAACGACTTGAACGTAGGAGAGTAGACCATCGTGTCAAGCTTGAGATCACCATCCTTGTTGTACTTGGTAAGAGGGATACCCTTAGTCGGTTCAGCAGTGGAGGAGAAGAGTTTGCCGAACTTCTGCTGCAAGAGATTAATTTCTTCCTTGGCAGAAGCAAACTGCACAGTATTGATACCACTCCACAGCTCAGGGTTGTTTGCAATAGCAGCCATCAGCTCGTTACGAATCTCATCCCCACCCAATTCCTTAGGCAAGTTCTTAATGTCGTCCGAGACCATCGCATTGAAGGCTTCTACCTGACGAGCCTTGGCAGTCTGCACAAAGCTATCAGCAAGGTTAGTAGTAAGCTTGTTGTATTCTTGCGTCTGCCCAGCCAGATTCTGGAAGTTAGTCCAGTTGTCGATGTTGATCTGGTGCTGTGCAATCTGCATTGACAGATCTTCTGTTGGCGCAACAGCAACACTATCTTTGAGTAGAAGATTGACAGCTTCACCCTCAGCCTTCATACCAAGATTGCGCACAGCGAAGCGCTCGCCAATGTGAGCCAGAGGCCCGACGATAGCAGCACCAAGCATCATGCTAACACCGAAGTTAGCAACCGGATCCTTGACGTAGTCTTCCATTAGAGGATGAGCGTTCATCGTAGCATAGATAGCCAGCTCAGCAGCAGCATTATCAACGATGGCAGTATTGGCGAAGTTGCGCATGTAGAGAGCACGCGTAGCATCATTGTAGGCTTTACTAGCTTTCTGACCATCCTGGATAAGGGTGTTAATCTTTCCAAGTTGATCTACTTTGCCTGCTTCCGAGAACCAGTTCGCACCCTTCATACCACCGCGGAGAGCAGACGTAGCCTTAAGCGTAAGACCTGCCGGAATAAACACGCCACCGATGAATGAGGCCAGATGCACTGCGTCAGGATTCTCATCATAGACCTTGAGAGCATTGTCACCCACACGAGCAACGAGGTCGCGAGTATCCACTTCCATGCTCTCAGGAACGAGGGAGTTGTAAGTGGAACCAATGAAGTCAGCAACAGCTGCTCCTACACCACCGACCATGGTAGAAACAACGCCAGTTTTGGCATCTTCCATCGTAGTCAGTGGGGTGTATTCTTGTTCGAAGTCCATTATCTATTACCTCTTAACGCTGCAACGCAGGATTGTAGTAACCAGTCACCGGGCCAATTTGTTCCATGACCGCATCGAGGCGTGCCATAAGAGCATCAGAGACAGTCTTGGAAGCCAGTTGCTGCTTGGCTTTGCTTTCGTAAGCTGCCAGCTGATCCTTCTGGAATGGGGGATGGAAGATACCAGAAGCGCCTTCTTTCGCGATAGCTGCCGCATATGCCTTGGCTACTTTCTCCTGCCTAGCAATACGCTCCTTGTTATCAGGCACAGCATTGACATAGTTCATAGCCACGTCAAATGTGGTAGGAGGCTTGCCTTGCTTTTGAGCTGTACTAACAGTAGCGGCAGTCCATTCCTCATCCTTCATGAGTTCGTTAATCTTTGTCGGATCAGACTTGACATGGGCCACAGAACGAGCTTGCATGAGATCAGGGATCTTGTCTTGCAGCATTGCCATGATGTCTTTTCTACCAGCAGTACTGGAAGCCAGCAGAGTAGAGGAGATCTTACGAACTTCCTCAGGTTTCAGGACACCTTCCTTAGCGAATGCTTCCAGAGCCAGAGTAGGACTCTTAGCGAGAGACTCTGCGACACGCATTTCGTTCTCTGCCTCCAGCACACTCTTGCCAGTGCGTACAGCATATTCACTGAGGGCAAGACCACGAGCAGCAGTATTCCCTTTCAGGGCAGCATCCACGTAGTCACCAGAAGTAAGGGAACCATCCAGAATCGGCTTCCAGTTCTTATCCTTTCCGCCGCCATTAACGACGAACTTGGCGAAGTTGACATCATCCCTCATAGCAGGGTTGGCATTAACGATAGCCTGACGAGCCTCTGTGGAAACCATGGAAGCAACTTGCTGGGCAGCCTCTTGCTCGGCTTCTTTCTTGGCAAGTAGCTTCTCTTGATCGGCGAGCATCTTGTCAGCCAGCTTGCCATGCTGAGTCAGAGTAGTGGTGACAGCAGCCTGGAAGGCCTTGACGTCGGGACTGTTCTTGAGAATGTCCTCGGTAGTCTTCCTGGCCTGATCTTCCATTTTGAGGACAGCCGAACGTAGCTGAGAAGTCTCGGGCGAGTCCATCCCTTCAAGTTCACGATTGCGCTTGTCTTGCTCGATCATCTTACTGAGTTTCGCACGATAGGCTGGCAGATTCATGTCACCTTCAACTACACTGGCAGCAGCCTTCTGTGCAGCTCCTAGCCGTTGCATGGCACTATCTTGCAGCTCGTTCATCAAGCGTTGTTTCTCCAGGAAGTTCTCAGTTTTCATGAGACGCTCTTCGTAAGCTGAGATGAAGTCCTTTTGAGCTTCCCGCTTCATAGACTGTCCAGGAGTGTGCGCCGGAACAGGTGGTTGCGGCTGGATATAGACCGTGTTAGGTCCTCCTGCCATATCAGGAAGATTGGTGATGAGGCGACTGCCAGATTCTGAAGGACGCGTCTCAGTAAAGACTCCGCGATCCTCCAGTTGTTGCTGGGTAGGAGAAACAACTGCGCCGTAATCCGTGACGAGTTGTTGAAGTTGATCTTCGTAGTTCATGGACTTTCCTATTAGTACGTGCCGTTGCTGCCATACAGGAAGTTATTGGCAGGATCAAGCGGATTCTTCTTTCCGGTTCTAAACTGATCTTCGAGAGTACCCGGCTGTGTCATCCACTGGTTATCAGGATCGGGGCCATACGTAGACCATTTCTTCGTTGCACCTGCACCACCAGTAAGATCAGAAGCACTCTGCGCCCTAAGCATATTGGCTTCTGCATTCAGCATAGAGGCGGGATCGAAGTTACCATAGGAGGAACCCTTGCTAACCTTGAGAAGATCAGCAATACCTACGATATCAGCAACACCACTATCCCTGCCTTGTGTAAGCTGTCCTCTACCACTCATGAGTTGAGCAGAGATCTGGCCATAAGCCTTAGCCTGCTCGGCACCCAAAGCACCTGCACTAAGCGAAGCCTTGTCAGAAAGTTGCTGCGAGAGAAGCGCTTGCATACTTCCTGCGCTTGTGCCGGAACCTTCCATTGCACGCTGGATAGCAGGTTTGTTGGCTTCCATCGAAGCATTGAGATTCTGCTTCATGAGCGATGCTGCGTCAGTGAAAGCTCCCTGCTTGCTATAGTCTGCCAGCAGTTGATCGTACTTGCCGATGCTCTCCTGCTTCTGCTGCTTAGCAAGGGCGGTGCCAGCATCAGTACCAGCCAGCATTCCACTGAGCTTGCTCTTAAGGGCACCGAAGACTTCTTGATCGGCAATACCAGAGAAGGACTCTTGCCCAGAAGCACCACCGCCCTTACTGGCACCGCCAGAGCGAGCACGCTCACGCTCGACCATCCTATCCAGAGCCTTGGAGTAGGTTACATCATTGACCTTCATTCCAGTGCCAACACGAGTCGCACCAGCATAGTATGTAGCTTCCTGCGCAGCCTTTCTTTCGATGTCCTTGTAGATCTCAGGATCAATGCCATACGGATTAGAACCGCTGTTATTTGCCATTGCAGTATTCCTTATAAATAAGTGTTGAACTTCTAACGTCTTGAACCCATAATCGCACGGAACTCCAAGTATTGCAAATCGAATTTCCCGCGTATGGAGATAGTGTGCCACATCGCAGCTACGTGACACTTGACTACGTGTTGTCTTACGTCAGTGAAAGTCTCTTCATGCTGGATACCAAGCTCAATATCCCTAGCATCAATACTTCCATCTACTGTAATAGTCCCAGTAGACTTGGTACGGAAGTTGAATGTGACTTCCAGCATCTCAGTGAAGCCCAGTCTATGCAGACCGATCTTACCCCACCGGCAGAAGCCTGCAGCCGTAGCTACAGCAAACATCCTGATAGTAGAGTCGGCTGCTGCAAGAACACCTGAGTCCATACCAAACTGCGTAAAGGCAATGCTGCCAATATCAGTAGCATTGATAGGAGTCAGTTGCAGGAGAGCCTTGAAGTTGGCTGCTTGCTTGCCCCACTTCTTAAGTTGCAGATCGAATACTAGCGAGCCAGTCAGAGTCGGATAAGCCGGAACAGGCACACCATCTTGCAGAGTGTAGGTAGTACCAGGATAGGTGAAGTCACTCAAGTCGATTGTTACGAAACCATCCCAGTCTCCTGTATAGCCATAGCAGACGTAGTTGGCCACAAGATAATCAATGGGACCCAAAGGCATTGGGATATCCAGAAGCAATCCCTTAGTGACAAGGGTAGGATCAATACCATGCACGATACTGGCAACAGAACCTGCTTTGAAGAAGTCCCATGGAATACACTGTTGGATTGTGTAAGGGAAGGATATATTAGGATCTTTCCAGATGACTGCATTAGTCATTCCGGGGAAGGTCAGTGCGAGATTCTCTCCAGGATTGGTAAAAGCTGGCGTGAAGAAGTGCTTATCGTTGACACGCGAGTATCCATCCAAGCCATTGTCAGTGACTGTATCCCTATCCGTCTCCGTAAAGAGAAGCTGCAGCACATCTCTATTGGCTGTAGGAACAGTCAGGAAGTCTACCTCAGAAATGACAATAGAAGCAAGATCTTCAATCGTGTTCTTGTAGATCTGGTTGGTATATAGGATAGCAAGTACAACATTGCTGTACATAGCACCACCAACGACATCCTTCACTTTACCCTTGATGTAGAACTTGCGTCCATCTACTGACCACTCAGAGGTGAGCGGAACAGCTTCTAGGGTATAGTTAAGTCCAGTCTTTCTTGACGGGAACTGGTATGTTGAAGCTGGACGAAGAGCGAGATTCTCCATCGCCATCTGCAGTTGATAAGGCTGGCCAGATGGATAGTTAGGAGCAACGGCTGTGAAGTTCAGAAGATACGGATTGTCCTGAATATCCTGCAGCATTTCTGCTGTCATGGTTGGCACATAGTTAGGCCAAATCCACGGATCTGTATTCAGACCATTCCCTGAATCATCATAGCACAGAGCCATTTGGAATGTACCAAGACCATAAGCATTTGTGGCCACATTACGAGTAATGCAGTTAGTGCTAAGACCATTAGCGATCTGACTGAAGGTCATATCAGGAGTAACACCATAGTTGTAATCCACAACATAGGTAGCTCCACCACTTGTAGTCCATGAACCAAGACCAGGATCACCGAAGTAATCCATCAGCTCTTGGATAGTCGGAAGGTGGTCATAGGTCTTCTCGGAATACTGACCATAGCCTGAAGCGAAAGCTCGGCATCTGTAGCGCGCAGGAGTAGCACTCACATCAGTCAAAACAGCACTGACCTTATTGACGCTGGAATTCAATTGCTGGATCTTGAGATACTGTGTGCTCGCATAGTTCAAAGCAACACTAGCTTGATTTAGCGCATCTCCTTGAACCATATCTGCGTAGACATGGCCTACTGCCTTGGGGATATACCAAGATGAGGTAGAGATAGACGGAGTACCGAAGGTGACAGTACCAGAATCCGAGTACACATAGCGCGTATGCGCATCCATGTTCAGAAGATACACAGCGAAGTCGCGGATAGCTTGCTCATGCTTCTTCAGGAAGTCACGGTATTCAGCCACGCCTGACATGAAGTTGTAGATAAGATCCGTACAGCTTCCACCACCAGTCTCCTGTCCTTGCAATTCTTGGGAGTACAGGCGTGTGAAGACACTGCGTTCCGTAGCTGCAGGAACACTTACGTTGTCAGACTGGATAGTAAGAGCATTCGCATTGATCTGCGACGTCAGGTAGTATGCCCAAGTGTTCCAAGACTGATAACCACCACCGTTAATGCCACCGCTACTATGCTGATTGCAGTGGAAGTCGATAGCAGGAAAGAAGTTGGCAGCCGTAGGAGCAACTGGAAGATCATATGCACGAGACTTATAGGCGCAATTCAGACCAGAGAACAAGTCTTTCTGTGCTGCCCGGAAGTCCATATTCGGAAGCAGCATCGTAGCCATCCACCGACTCTCTTTGTGGGTGGTAGCAGTACGATCAACAGCAGGACTGACTAAACCAGTCGGTTCAATGAAGAACGAATCAAGCAGCTGATACGTCTCTTTCGGGGAGATGTAGGGATTTCCAGCGAGAGAAGACCATGCGCTAGTGTCAATCTTGATTACAGGACCACGCAGGTCTGCTACGGCAACGTCAGTGAAGGACGTAATGCCATAGATGTAGTTCGGGTTGATAACGGAGAAGTACAGATAGCGAGAAGCATGACACTGCAAGTAGACAGGATCTCTGCTTTCCTTGAGATAATCGAACAGTTCAGGAAGAATGAACTCCATAGCATAGTTCCTGCTGAGCGCATTGAAGTGCCCAATAGTAGCAATGCCTACCGTAGTATAGACGAAATGCTCCTCATTGCCCTTGCCAAGACAAGCAGCTTTAGGATGAGTGATACCACCAGCACTGGTGATAGTAGAAGCATTCCAGACCTGCGTACCTGTGGTGCTATAGGTGACACCAACGATACTACGCGTGGCGTAGATAACGAAGCCTTCACCATGAGGAATGATATTGACGATTCTACCAAGCACACCCAGGAAGATGGAGTTGCCCACCATGTTTTCAATGGAGGGAGTAAGATCGAAGAGATCAAGAGCAGAGGACCAGGCTACGGAGTTCTCAGAATCCCAGAAGCACAGACGGCCGTTGCCACGAAAGATGCCCATCTGTCCTGCCATGTTGAGGAAAGACGGAACATGCTCAGTAAGAACGAGTTCATCGTCTATCTTGATGACCTTAGCATAGCCTTGACGGTAGATGTAGAGGTTGTTCTCGATGATGCACCACGTATATTGCTTGTAGGTGCCAGAGATTGTGTAGTCATCAGTCAGAGAAAGGATCTTTGTCCAGACAGTTTCGCCTGCTTTAGCCATATAGAGGCCATCACTGCAGAAGGCGATCTGTGCATTCTCGTAGGTCTTGGACTGGAAGGTAATGATCTCATCACAAGGCTTGGTGAGAGGAGCCACATTCTGCACAGAATCCAAGCCGAAGTAAGACCGATACCCATACGAAGTGGGCAGGAAATTGTATCCTTCGTACATCAGGAGTGGACCAGAGGGATCAGGTTGATCTTCCCTGGCGGAGAAGTGCAGAGTATCCGGATAGGCGTTAGGATCACCTGGGATATAGGACTTGGTGAGATCAATCACCTTAACTTGTTGTGGCATGGCGACACCTCGTAGATTAACGCTTGTTGTATTGGGTTTGAAGTGCCAGACCTGCCCACTTATCAAT